CGCTTCGAGCCGATGATCGGCAAGCCCGGTGACGGGGCGATGCCGAGCTGCGCGATCATCGACGAGTACCACGAGCACGACAGCGCCGATCAATACGACACGATGTTGACCGGCCAAGGCGCGCGCGAGCAGCCGCTGATGTGGGTGATCTCGACCGCGGGCGACAACCTGGCGGGCCCGTGCTTCGACAAGATTTTGACGTGCCGCAAGATCCTCGAAGGCGTCATCGAGGACGACGAGAAGTTCTTCATCGAGTACACGGTCGACCCGGAAGACGATTGGACCGACCCCGCGGCGATCAGCAAGGCGAATCCGAACCTCGACGTCTCGGTGTCGGCCGAGTTCCTGCTCGCCCGGCAGCGCGAAGCGGTGCGCAATACCCGCGAGCAGGGCCGGTTCAAGACCAAGCACCTGAACCTCTGGGTCAACGCCCGCGCCGCCTACTTCAACATGCAGAGCTGGACGGCCTGCCGGAACCCGGAGCTGCGGCTGGAGGACTTCGAGGGGCAGCGCTGCAAGATCGCGTTGGACCTCGCGTCGAAGCAGGACATCGCGGCGATGCAGATCCTGTTCGACCTCGGCGACGGTTCCTTCGCGACGTTCGGGCGGTATTACCTCCCCGAGGATGTCGTCGAGGAGCCGGGGAAGGATCACTACCGCGGCTGGGCGCTGGCCGACCCGCCAAAGCTGCTCCTCACCGCCGGCAACATGATCGACTTCGGGCGGATCGAGGAAGACCTCGACGACATCAGGCGGAAGTACACCGTCGAGGAGATCACCTTCGATCCGGCCCAGGCGACCATGCTGATGACCCGGCTGATGGCGAAGGGCGCCAACGTCTCGGAGTTTCAGCAGACTGCCGCCAATTTCACGGAACCGATGAAGCAGGTGGCTGCGCTGATCGACGCCGGCCGCCTCAAGCACAACTGCGACGCCAACGACCCGATGACCTGGATGATGTCCAACGTCACCGCGCGGCTCGACGGCAAGGACCAGGTCTTCCCGCGCAAGGAGCGGCCCGAGAACAAGATCGACGGGCCGGTGGCGCTGATCATGGCGATGCGCCTCGCGATGATCGAAGAGGCGCCTTTCAACCTCAAGACACTCATCGGCTAAAAGGCCAGCAATCATGTCCATTGTCCGCAAAGCCGCGGCTGGAAAGCAGCCGGGCTCACTGACGTATGTCCTCAGCGATGGCTCGGTCGACCGCTACGGCGACATTATCGAGCCTGCCGGGTGGATACTCGATAGTTTCCAGCGGAATCCGATCGCGCTTTTCAACCACAATGCGAACGCGGTCGTCGGCAACTGGCGGAACGTGCATGTCGAAGCCGGTCGTCTGCTCGGCGACTTAGAACCGGCGCCCCAGGGTACGACGCAGCAAGCCGATGAGGTCCGCCGGCTTATCGAGGCCGATCTGCTTCCTGCGGCGAGCGTCGGCTTTAGCCCGCTCGAAAGTGAACCGATCGATCCGAAGCGGCCCCATGCTGGAACGCGCTACACCAAGCAGGATTTGCTTGAAACCAGCATTGTCAGCGTCCCGGCGAACCCGTCGGCGCTGCAAATCGCGCGATCGCTTAACATCAGTGACGACACCATAACCCTCGTCTTCGGCGGGCAAGCCGTAATGAGTCGTAGGGAAATGGCGACAACCGGCGGGCAAGCCGTGCCGAAACGCCTATCTAGGGCGGACAATCCAATGACCATTTCTCAACAGATTCAGGACACACAAGTACGCCTAAACGCAGCGCGCGATGCGCTGACGGAGTATCTCGCCGCCGACGAACAAGACCCGGTGCAACGCGACGCGATGTCGAGCGACATCGTGGCTGTGGAGGCCGAGCTTCGCTCTCTGGAGAATGCCGAGCGCGCCTTAGCGCCACGCGGGCCAGCGCAACAGGTGGCGGCGACGACCATTGCCGCGCCGGCCATCAGCCGCCGCCCGCTTGGCCTGCCGACCAAGGAGCGAAAGCCGCTCGACCTCTACCTGGGGATGCTGGCCACACGGGTCCGGGCCGCCGTGACCAGGCAACCGATCGACGACGTGCTGCGCCAGCATTATGCGGATGACGAGGGCACGGCGATCGTCACCCGTGCCGCAGTTTCCGGGGCGACGACGACCGGCAGCGGCTGGGCGATCGACCTGGTGCAGTTGGCACAGGGCGAGTTCGTCAACCTGCTCTATCCGAGTTCGGTGTTCCCGAAGCTCTCGGCAATGGGAACCGCGCTGAACTTCGGGCCGAATGCGGGGGCGATCAAAATCCCGAGCCGGACGGCGTCGCCGTCAATCGGCGGTACGTTCGTCGCCGAAGCTCAGCCGATCCCGGTGCGCAGGTTTGGAACGACCAGCATCACGTTGTATCCGCACAAGGTCGGCGGCATCAGCGTCTATAGCCGCGAGATCGCCCAGTATTCCAACCCGGCGATTGAAGCGCTGATCCGCGACAGCATCGTCAACGATACGAGCATCAACATCGACGGCGTGTTGCTCGACAATACCGCGGTATCGACGACCCGGCCGGCGGGGCTCACCAACGGCGTTTCGACGCTCACCGCCACGGCGGGCGGCGGCTATGCCGCGTTCCTCGGTGACCTCAACAAGCTCACGGCGCCGTTTTACGCCGCCAATGCCGGGCGCAAGCTGGCGCTGTTGATGAACCCCCAGCAGCGGCAGCAATTGGTCTACGCGCCGGGGCCGGCAGGAGCACCGTTCGGGTGGGCAACCCAGTTCGAGGATATGTTCACCGTGATCGCGTCGACCTCGATCGCCGCCGGCAGCGCGTACATGATCGACACCGTCGATTTTGTCAGCGTGGCGGATGCGCCCGAGTTCATTATCAGTGAAGAAGCCACCCTCCACATGGAGGACACGACGCCGCTGCAAATCGCCACCGGCGCGCAGGGTTCCGGGGTGCTGGCGACGCCGTCGCAGTCGATGTTCCAAACCGCACAGATCGCCATCCGCATGACGGCCAACGTCAGTTGGGCGATGCGGCGCAGCGGCATGGTGCAGTTCATCGGCACCGGCATCAACTGGGGGCCGTAAGCACGTTGATGGCAGGGCGGGGCTCGACCCCGCCCGCTACTTCAGGAGGATTTCAATGGCTGATCCAACGCCGACGCAGGCCGAGGCCGACGCGCTTCAACACCAGGCGCTAGGGATCGACCCGACGCATATCCCACCTTCGGTCGTCGATGTCCCGGCGGTCGGCGGCGGCAGCGCACCGGGCGCGACGCTCGCCTGCACTATGGGCAATTGGAATGGCGAGCCGGCGAGCTACGCCTATAGCTGGCGCGCCGGCAATGCGCATTTGGCCGGGACCGGCGAGACCTATGTCGTGGCCGAGGAGGATGTCGGCCGCGAAATCTGCTGCCTCGTCACCGCCACCAATGCCTACGGCTCGACGATGGCGCCGCCCTCGAACAAGGTGACGGTCGCGGCGGCGGGGACGCAGGCTGCACGCTCCCGCATTCCCGAGAAAGAGGAGAGCAAGGATGATGCCCGATCCGCGCGAGGCCGATGAGGGCAAGGGCGCTGATATGCCGGAACAGTCGGCAGATCGTCCCTTGACTAAGGAGCAGATTGCTTCACTGCGGGCGGAATGGAACAAACTAACCCGCGGTAAACGGCGGAACCGCCAGATGAAGCCAGCATCCTGGCTCCCCGGCTACAAAACCCGCTAATGGCGAATTGGCTCACCGCTCTGCTGCCGTGGAGCAAGCGGGCAGCCGAGGGGCAGTATCGTCCCGGCCCTTACTACCTGTCCGAGGGGCAGCATACCGGCTGGCTGAGCGCGAGCGCCGGCAAATATTGGAACTGGTGGCAAAGCGGCCACAATTTGCAGCCGTTCGGCGAGCGGCGCGCGATGGTCGAGGCCTGCGTTTCCGCGTACAGCCAGGCCGTGCCGATGTGCCCCGGCGATCATTGGCGCAAGCTCGACAATGGCGGCCGCGAGCGCGTCGTCAATTCGGCGCTGACCCGAATTTTGCGACAGCCGAACGACTATCAGAGCATCAGCGACTTTCTGCTGAACCTAACGCGACGACTGTACGAGCGCGGAGAGAGTTTCGCCGTCGCGGAGCGCAACAACCGCTTTGAGATCACCGCGTTGCACCTCATGCGCGATGGGTGGCCGTCGATCTCGCCCGAGGACGGCTCGATCTCTTATTCGCTCTCTGGCAACGAGGTCGCAACGGCGCGGCTCGATTTGACCACGGCCGTTCCGGCGCGCGACGTTCTTCATGTCAGGCTACACACACCGCGGCACCCGTTGCGCGGGGAGAGCCCGATCCTCTCGGCGACGCTCGACCTGGCGATGTCGGGGGCGGCGCTGAACCAGCAGATCGCCTTCTATCTGAACCAGGCGCGGCCGAGCTTTACGCTGCAAACCGACCAGAACATGACGCAAGAGCAAATCGAGGGCACGCGCGCACGCTGGCATGAGGTGACGCAAGGCGAAAATGCCGGCCTTACCGCGGTCCTGACCAATGGATTGAAGGCGAACTCGATCACGACAAGCGCCGTCGACGCGCAGCTCGCCGAGATGCTGAAGATGACGGACCAGAACATCGCGCTAACGATGCGGGTTCCGTTGCAGATCCTCGGCATCGGCGGCCCGACCTACGCCTCGACCGAGCTGCTGATGCAGTCGTGGATCGCCAGCTCGCTCGGGTTCACGCTCAACCACATCGAGGAGGCGTTCGGCAATCTGTTCGGCTTGAAGGGACAGCCTGACGAATACCTCGAGTTCGATACCAAAGCACTGCTGCGCTCGGCCTATCGTGAACGGATCGAGGCTTTGGCGCGCGGCGTCATCAGCGGCATCTACTCGCCCGACGAAGCCCGCGCGTCCGAAGACCTTCCGGCGGTTCCCGGCGGGCACGGCGCTGAGCCGCGGGTCCAGCAACAGGTTGTCCCGCTCAGCTACGGCAGTGACATGAAGCCGCCGTCGCCATCATCGTCTACGCCGCCGCCGCCGTCTTCGGACGCCACGCTGCCGCCTGACGACACCGATGGGAATGCCGATGCCGGCGATGACACCGCAAGCCAACTCGCCGACTTCCGCGTCGGATATGAGCGTGAACGCCTTGCCGCATGATCCGGTGGTGATGGAGCTCGGCTCTATCGTCGGGCGAGTCGAGCGTGAGTTGCGACTGCAAGTCGCCGCGATGCTGGCCGAGCTGCGGGCGGAGATATCGGCTCTTCACGCTGCCCGCGCCGAAGCCGAACTCGCGGTTGCGGCAAAGCTCGCTGAGTTACAGGACGGGCCGCCAGGGCCGCAGGGCGAGCGTGGGGAGCGAGGAGAAGCCGGGGAGGCTATTCCGGGCCCGCCGGGAGAACAGGGCGTTCCTGGGCCTCCTGGCGCGCCCGGAGAGGCCGGCGACAGAGGGGAGCCCGGTCCGATCGGCGAAACCGGGCCGGTCGGACCACCCGGCGAGCGCGGTGCGGAAGGGCCAGCCGGCAAGTTTCGCGTCGTCACGTTCTGGGCCGAGGGCGTCTCCTACGAGGGCGATTTGGTTACGCACGCCGGATCGCTTTATCAAGCCCGGCGCGATACAGGGCGCGAGCCACCGCACGATGATTGGATCGTCGTCGCCGAAGCGGGGCAACCGGGAGCGTCGTTTACCGTCCGCGGCATGTGGAGCGCGGCCTCAACATATCGAGCGCTGGATGTCGTTGCGCTCAACGGCTCGTCGTTTGTCGCCCGCGCCGACGATCCGGGGCCGTGTCCCGGCGAAAGCTGGCAGTTAGTCGCCTCTCAGGGCAATCGCGGCAAGCCTGGGGAACAGGGGCCGCGGGGCGAACGGGGGCCAGCGGGGCGCGGCGTCAAGGGCGCGGCGATCGACGAGCAAGGATTGCTGACGCTGACGCACGATGACGGCTCGATCGTGACGTGCGATTTCTATCCGCTGTTGGCGCGGATGGGGCGCTGATGCCGCCCACGAACTACCGCATCACCAGGGTGATCGCACCGGCGTCGAGCCTAGCGCTGGTAAGCCTCGACCAGGCCAAGGTCGCGCTCGGCATCGACCCGGCGGATACCTCGAAAGACGCGCTGATCCAGCAATATATCGACCAGGTGTCGCTGGCGATCGACAATTACTGCGATCGGACCTTTGTACGGCAGACCTACCGCGATCAGAACCGCTACGTCTGCAACTGGCTCGCGCCGGGGAAACCCCTGATGACGCGGCAATGGCCGATCCCGCTAGATGATGGCGGCGCCCCGGTGCTGACGGTGAGCGAGGATAGCGCGCTCGTCGATCCCGTGCAGTGGGAGGTCGAGATCGAGACCGGCTCGCTCTATCGGCTCGATACCTCGGCGGCCGTAAACTCGTGGACCGGCAATCTGATCGTCATCGATTACGACGCCGGTTACGACGAGATCCCGCCGGACGTGCAGGGCGCGGCGCTGGAATACCTGATGGTTCGGTGGAGTTCCGCGGGACGCGACCCGGCGTTGCGCAGCGAAACAATCCCCGACGTGATCAGCCAGACCTACACTGACACCACGATCGCCGGGGCGACCGCGGTCCCGAGCGGTGTCCGCGATTGGCTGACGCCTTATCGCCGGTGGTTTGTATGACGCCGCAGAACATCATCGCCCGCCTCGACGCGGCGCTGTCGCACACCGGCGAGAGCGTGACGTTGCAGCACACCGCCGTCGACAGCGCGACCGGCGGCGTCAGCGTCACCGGAGAAGTCACTTGCCCGGCGCAGATCCGATCCTATGCGCCGCAAGACCTCGAAGCCGGTGATGTACAGGATATTCGCGTCATTCTCAGCCCCAACGGGCTCGGTGCCTTCGGCATCCCGAGCCGGGACGATCGCATCCTCATCAACAGCAACCCGTCGAATATCGAGCAGATCGGCCCGCTCTACTACGGCGGCCAGCTCGTCCGCGTGAACCTGCTCTGCCGGGGGTAGAGATATGATCATCGAGATCCTGTTCGTGGTCGTCATGTTTTTGTGGTTCCTGGCGATCCTGCCGTTCCCGCCACTCGCGCCGTTCTCTTCGTCGAACGTCTTTTTCGCCTTCGCCGCGGTGCTGTTGCTCGGGCTCTTCATCTTCCTACCAGGTATACGTGGATAGATGACCGACCAACGCGAGGCGATCCTGTCGCGGCTGGTGGTGGTGTGCGGCGAGGTCGAGGGCATCAACGCGGTCGGCCGCAACACGCTCGATGTCTCTGCGATGCTGCGCCCGGCGGTGATCGTGCTCGACGGTGCCGAGCAGATCGTCACGGCAGCGCTGACCGATTACCGGGCGCCGACCGTGACCAAGCGGCAGATCATGCAACTGGTGCCGCAGATCATCATCGCCCTGCGCGGCAACACCGGCGCCGAAGGCGGCACGCTGCTGACGCTGTTCCGCAACCGGGTGCTGGCGGCGATCCTCAACGACGCAGAACTGCAAGCAAGCGTGACCAGCAACGGCGGCATCCGCTATACCGGCTGCGTGGTGCCGCCGCCCGACGCCGAGGGGCGGGAGTTCCGAATCGACCTCAATCTCACGTTCACCTACACCTTTGACTTGGCCGGGCTGCAATGATCATCGATTTCAGCATCAAGGTCGATGACACCCGTGTCCAATTGATGTTCGATCAGTTGCCGAAAACGCTGCAAGCCAACCTGAAGGTCAAGATCGACGCGCTCACCGCCGAATTGCTTGCCAAAGTGCGCGCCGCCGAACCGCATCGCACGGGTCGGCTCATGCAAGAGACCAGACGCTTTGTCGACGAGCGCGAGGACTGGGTCCGCGGCAGGGTCCGCGTCCTCGGCCCCGGCGGGCGCGGCCACAACATCGCCGCCGCCGCGCTCGAATATGGCGCGCACCGTGCCTTCCCGGTGAAGGGCTATCGTCGCC